GGCTTCGCCGAACACGTTGTCGGGGTGCTGCTTGCGCGCGGTGAGCGGGCTCGCGTCCGGATGCTGTGCAGTGAACTTGAGCATTTCCGTACCGAGGCTGGCCGGGGTGTCGGTGACCGCCAGGCCGACCAGATAGGCGCGGCCGGTATCGGCGAACTTGGGCGATACCTCCGCGCTGGTGAACACCTTCTGCATGGAGCCGACCAGCTTCACCAGGTCATCGCTCGGCGTGATGGTGGCGAACAGTTCCAGTTTGCCGGTGGCGTTCTCCGCGGCGTCCAGTGCATCCACGAAGCCGTAGTTCTTGAACGGGCTGTCGGGAAGGGCGCTGCGAATATGCTCGATGTTGATGCCGGCGCGGTACTTGGCCGGGTCGTAGGTGGCGGCCATGTCCCTGATCCAGCCGCGTTCGACGACGCGGCCGTCGACGGTGGCGCCTTCGGTGAAAATGCGGAACTTCTTCGATGTCTTGGCGGGTGCCGGCATGCGTGGGCCTCGGTGCGGGTGAGGGTGTGTAGGTAGGGAGCCAGCATCGGGACGAGGACAGGGCGCGGCAACGCGCGGTTGTTCTGCACGGCGGGTGTCAGAACGAACGCGGGGCGACGCGGTGGCGGGGCGTCCCTACGTTGTCGCGCATGCACCTACCGACCATGGACCCCCGACGACACGCACGCAGCCTGTTCTTTCAAGGCTGGGGTGTGACCGCGATTGCCGAGCACCTGTCCTTGCCGCGCTCCACGGTGGAGGCGTGGAAGCAGCGCGACGAGTGGGCGTCTACACGCTCGATTGATCGCGTGGAAATGCAGCTGGATGTGCGCCTGTGCCAGCTCATCATGAAAGAGCCCAAGAGCGGTGGCGACTACAAGGAGATCGATCTACTCACGCGGCAGATTGAGCGACTGGCGCGCGTGCGCAGGTACGAGGCGCCAGGTGGGCACGAAGGCGACCTCAATCCCGCCGTGGCTAACCGCAACGCCAAGGCGCGGCGCAAGCCGGTGCGCAATGAGTACAGCCCGGAGCAGGCCGTACGGTTGCGGGAGGCCTTTCTTGATTCGCTATTCGCCTACCAGCGCACGTGGCATCAAGAAGGCCTGACGCGCCGCATCCGCAACATCCTCAAGTCACGTCAGATTGGCGCCACGTGGTACTTCGCTCGTGAAGCGCTGGTCGATGCCATGGACACCGGCAGGAATCAGATATTCCTGTCGGCCAGCCGCGCGCAGGCGGACGTGTTCCGGCAGTACCTCACGCAGTTTGCCAAGGACGCGGCCGACATCGAGTTCAAGGGCGATCCGCTGATCCTGCCCAACGACGCCACGCTGTACTTCCTGGGTACCAACTCGCGCACGGCGCAGAGCTACCACGGCAATCTGTACTTTGACGAATACTTTTGGGTTCACAGCTTCCAGACGCTACGCAAGGTGGCGTCGGGCATGTCCAGTCACAAGAAGTGGCGGCAGACCTACTTCTCCACGCCGTCGTCGCTAAGCCACGACGCCTACCCCTTCTGGTCCGGCGCCCAGTTCAACAAGGGGCGCGCCAAAGCCGATCGCGTCGACATCGATACCTCGCACGCGGCGCTCGCTGCGGGCTTGTTCTGTGCGGACGGGCAGTGGCGGCAAATCGTCTCGGTGATCGATGCGTTGGCCGGCGGCTGCGATCTGTTCGACATCGATCAGCTGCGCTTGGAGTACGGCGATGACGAGTTCCAGCAGCTGTTCATGTGCGCGTTCATTGACGATAGCGCGTCGGTGTTCCCGTTCAACGTGGTGAAGCGATGCATGGTGGACAGCTGGGACACGTGGGATGACTTCCGCGTCTACGCGCCGCGGCCGGTCGGTGATGCCGAGGTATCCATCGGCTTCGACCCGTCGAAAGGCGCGACCGGCGGTGATCCTTCTGGCTGCACCGTCAATGCGCTGCCCACGCGGCAGCGCGACCTGTTCCGCGTGCTGGAAAAGTTCCAGTGGCCCGGCCAGGACTTCGATGCGCAGGCGGGCAACATCAAGGAGCTGTGCGACCGCTATCGCGTGGTGGACATCGCTATCGACACCACAGGCATGGGCACCGGCGTCTATCAGCTGGTGAAGCAGTTCTTTCCGATGGCACGGGCGATCCAGTACTCCCCGGAAACCAAGGCTCAGATGGTCATGAAGACCCAGGACGTCATGGGCAAGGGCCGTTTGGAGTGGGACGCCGGTTGGACCGATCTTGCCGCCGCCTTTATGGCCATCCGCAAAACGATGACGGCCAGCGGTCGCCATGTGACCTATGACGCCAGTCGCTCGGCGGACGTGGGGCACGCGGACCTCGCGTGGTCGGTCATGCACTCCCTTATCTACGAACCGCTGGAAGGCCGCGCGGCCCACAGCCACAACGTCATGGAGATTTTCTAATGAGCAAGCGCAAGCGCCGCGTGGAACACAGCGAGGCCATCAAAGACACGACGGCGGGTGGTCGCTTCGAGGCCTTTACCTTCGGCGATCCGGAGCCGATCGACCGCGCCAACCTACTGGACTATGTGCAGGTATGGCACAACAGCCGCTGGTATGAGCCGCCGGTGAGTCTTACCGGCCTGGCCAACATGCTGCAGATTGCTCCGCATCATTCGTCGGCGATCTACGTCAAGCGGAACCTTCTCCTTTCCGCGTTCCAGCCGACCCGCTATCTGTCGGTGGCGGAGTTCGAGGCCTTCGCCATGGACTACCTCACCTTCGGCCAGGCGTATCTGGAATGCGAAGAGGCGCTGTCCGGTAAGCTGCTGAGGGCTAAGCACACGCCGGCGTTGTTCACGCGCCGCGGGGCCGGGGAAGGGAAGTTCTGGTTCGTGCCGCTGAACGGCCAGGCTTTCCAGTTCGAGCGGTCGGTGGTGCCGATGAAGGCGACGGACGTACGGCAGGAGATTTACGGGATTCCTGAGTACCTGAGTGCGCTACATGCGGCCCAGCTCAATCGGTCGGCGACACTGTTCCGGCGCAAGTATTACGACAACGGGTCGCATGCGGGTTTCATCCTCTACATGACGGACCCGGCGCAGAATCCCGACGACGTGGACAACCTTCGCAAAGCTCTCAAGGGGGCGAAGGGTCCGGGCAATTTCCGCAATCTCTTTATGTATGCACCGAGCGGCAAGAAGGATGGCTTGCAGCTGATCCCGATCAGTGAAGTGGCGGCCAGGGATGATTTTGCGTCGATCAAGAACGCGAGCCGAGATGACATCCTTGCGGCGCACCGTGTGCCACCGCAACTGCTTGGAATGATTCCGACCAATGCTGGTGGCTTCGGCGATGTGGAGAAGGCCACGCAGGTGTTCATGGCTAATGAGGTGGCACCGATCCAAGTTCGCATGCGCGGGCTGAACGACGCAATGGGCGTAGAGGTCTTTCGATTCAAGTAGGCAGCACCGTAAGCCCGAAGTGAGGCTTCCCCGTCTTTGAGGCACGGTGACGTAACCTTATGCAAAATGGCTAGGCAATCAACTGGCAGCAACGAACGACCCCATTGATGCCTTCCGCCGGCATAAGCTGATTGGGGCGTGGCGGTGAATCTTAGAGTGAACCAAATGAGCAAAGAAGATCTTACGGCCAGGGTTCACACCTGGATCAAGAAAACTGGCTTGCCGCTTGAGCTAGAAACAGCAGTAGCGTTGGCCAATGCTGGCTTCGATACGCACCATTCCTTCGTATATGAGGATCCTGAAAGCAAATCCGGCAGGGAGATTGACGTTGTTGGGCGCACAACAGATCGAATCGGGCTTGTAGAGGTTCACATTGCCACCGAATGCAAGTCATCAGATAAGCCTTGGGTTGTGCTTGCAAGGAGGCCTTACCTGCCGCGCGCAACGTTCTTGGCACTAGGGATTTCCGATCCCTATACACTTGAGTCCATTCCCATTCAGAGCCTTAGCCAAGGACGCCTGGGTGCGCATCTCAAGGGTATGGATTCAGGCGGCTATGCCCTGAAGCAGGCATTCTCGGAGAACGTTGATGCAGCCTACGCGGCAACGATGAGTGCGCTGAAAGCGGCAGCGGTATTGGCCCAACCTACAGGCCCGACACGTCGGTTAGCATTCGCTTTTCCGGTCCTGGTGGTCGATGCGCCGATTTTTGAGTGCACCACAAATCCGAATGGTGGCATCGAACTTGAAGAGGTGATGTTCAGTGAGTTCATGTTCACCGCCATGATCCCTGAGAGGACTCGGGCCATCGTGCGGATCGTGCACAGAGAAGCCGTCTCGGGGCTTGCTACCTATCTTTTTGAGCTGGCCGACATTCTGAAGCAGGAATTGAAGTACAAGGTCGATGAGTTCTTGGAAGAAGTCCGGCAGCGCAATCTCGACAGCAATTGAAGGCCCTTCCAGATCTCCGGGGAAGTGTTTCGGTGAGATGAGGTAGAGGGTGCTTTACCTCATAAAAAAGGGCGACCTAAGGTCGCCCTTTGCTTGATGCAAATTGCCGGGCTAGTCTTCGAAATATGGCTCGCCCGTCACGAAGTAGAAGTCGTACTTTCCGGCCAGTCTTTGCAAGTACTTCTCCAGCGAGTCGACGGCAATGGCTAGCGCCTGAATTGTGTCGGCGCCGTACACGGCCATTTCCTTCTCATCAAGTCCTTCAAAGCTAATGACGCAGCCGGCTGTGCCCTCCGAGAATGGGAAGTCGACGGCACCTTTGGTTAGCTCAAAGGGCTCTCCAACGTGGACAGCGAAGGGCGTCCTCGCTGTATCCCCTTTTGTGGTGTAGAGCAGTTTGCGTGTACCGATAGTTCGACTTGATGTGTTCATGTTCAGTCTTCCATGCACTTGTTGTACGTATCTTGTGCTGCCTGGAAACAATACATCTGTTTTTTACCTCTGAGAGAAGCGCAAGTGGCAAGGATGCTTTGTTTGACTGCGTTGCACCTTTTCTCGCGATCGTTGTTATCTTCTGGTGGGCAAGTGCCGGGAAATGACCTCGACATGGGGCGCGGGAATGGGATGACGTTGTCATTTGAGTCATCGGTGGCATTCGCTACTGCCGCGCCGCCAGCACAGCCAAGCGCGCCTGCCGCAAACACGCCTGCTGCAGGAATGCACACTGCTTCCCCAGGCCCCGATGGGGCGCAAGCGATTGCAGCTCCCGCAACCACCACACCAATGCCAATCACGCAACCTACGCCCATCCTCGGAGGTTTGCTTCCTCCGGAATTTGGTGGGTTATAGCCGTACTCCTGAAGGCCGAAGGGGTCGACCATCAGCAGTGGGCTGTTACTTACGTAAGTGTACAGGCCAAGCCCACCTGCCAAGCCCGTAGGGTCGCTTTGCAAGTAACGTCCAGTGGCCGCTTCATAGGTGCGGTTGACGTTGTAAGCGAGATTAGATTCAGCGTCGTAGTACTGCCCGGCGAAACGAAGGTTGTAGGTAAACCCGTTAGACGATGTTGGCTGCTTTTCACCAAAGGGATTGCTCTGGTATGGCCATTGCCATTGAACAGCACCGCTGCCATCAGTTACGGCGCGTGGTGTGTTCAGGCCGTCGGTGTGAACGTAGTTAGTGCTGCTTGTCGAGCCTGATGTGTCGATCACGGCGAGGGGGACATCATCTAGCCAAACATAATCGCGAGTATTGTTGCCATACTCACCCAGTAACTGACTATCTTCGTTATATGAGAAGCGTTGATTGATTGTCGAAGGAAGTGTTGCGGATTTTGCCGTGCGCTCCCCCATGGCGTTGTAGGTGTAAGTCCCGACGGTGTTGCTATTGCGCTGCACCACCGTCATTCGGTTGCGGCCGTTGTATCCAAAGCCAAAGCTCTCGCCACCCACCGAGCTGGCAGTCGTATTGCCGTTGGCATCATAGGTGCGGGACGTACTACCGATGTTCGTCAGCCAATGCGCGGGATACCGCCAGTAGTTGTAGGCGCCGGTAGCGAGGCCGCTCCCCGTCTTGCTGGTGCGATTCGTGAGGTAGTCGTAGGTATATGACTCTAAGGTCGTGCCGCTCGCATCCTGCACGCTAGTAAGTTCTGAGAGCCAGTCGTAGCTGTAGGTCTCAAGCGCGGGACTGGCTCCCGCTGCGTTGCCTAGCGCCGTAATTTTGCCCATGGCGTCGCGAGCAAAGTGAAGGTTGAGCGTAGGACTTGTGATGTCTGTGAACTGATAGTTCAGGTCGTAGCTACGCGTAACCGTCTGGCCATTCCCAAGGGTGTAGCTGGAGATCGGCCCGAACGGCAGGTAGGTAATGGCCGTGGCGATATTGCCAGCGCCGGCGCCAGTGGAACCCGGCGGCAAGGCGCTCACAGTGCTTACGCGGCCGTTTGCGTCGCGCTGGTACTGGATGGACGTGCCACTAGGGGTTTGGATGCTGCTCAATCGATCACCTGCGGTGTAACCGTAGGTCGTGATGTCTGTCGCGGCCCCCTGGGTCTGGCTCTTGCGGGTCACATTGCCGTGAGAGTCATAGCAATACGACGTTGTGACGCTTGCCTCGACAATGCGAGTCAGGCGCCCTACCGGATAGGAGCCTGTGCAGCCGGTTACGTTGTCGGGCTCATCGTAGCTACGCGTAACATTGAGGGTGCTGTCGGTGTACGTCGTTGCTGTAGCACGATTCAGTGCGTCATAGGCCGTTGTTGTCACGATGTTCTTGGCATCCGTCCGCGTCAGCATATTGCCTGCTGCGTCGAAGGTGGATGTGACCGTTCCGGTATCCACGCTGGTGGTCGAGGTCTGGTTGTTCAGGCCGTCATAAGCGTAGGTCGTGATTCTATTGTCGAATGGGGTAATTTGAATCAGTCGGTCAAGGAGGTCGTAAACGTAGACGACGGAATCGGTCTGCGTTGTGCCATTAACTGTGGCGCTGTCCTGCACGGTGTTAAGGAGGTTGTGTCCGTCGTACGTGCGCGCCCGCTTGACACCTAGCGCGTCGACTGACGTAAGCAGATCGCCACGAAGGTTGTAGGCGTTACTTGCGGTTGCGTCGAACACCGTGTGATTTAGCCCGTCAATGACCTTCGTGAGTTGGCTCAGGTTGTTGAAGGTCCGTGACAGATGGCGAACGGGCGTGCTGCTTCCAACGACGTAAGTCGCTTCATCGACTTGATTACCGGTCGCATCCAGGTTGTAGTGGATGTGATTGCCCTGGGCGTCCGTGATGTCCGTCAGCCGGTGCGCGTCGTCGTAACCATAGGTGATAGTCACGCCATCAGGGTCTGTGAACGAAGCTAGAGCGCCGTAGGGCTTGTACGCATAGGTGGTGGTGGCGCCGCCGACCGAGCGAGTTTGTAGCCAGCCACGCGGGGTGTAAGTGAGTTTCGTCACCACGCCATTAGGATCGACCAGGCGTGTTATCCGGCCCGCGCCATCGTAGGCTGCATAGGTAGTGATGTGAGCGGCGGCGTCAGTTACCTGGTAGAGGTCTCCGGCACGATGGCAGGTGCCATCCGTGGCGGCGCAACCTGAGAGATCTGTCGTCAAGTAGTAGCTGTAATGAGTAACGTCAGATACGTCCGTTCGCGGACCGTCCTCGCTGAGTAGCAGTCCCGTGACGGGGCATTGCGTCGTGTCGACTGCGGTGCAGTAGGTCGAGGTCCACTGCCGTATGCCACTAGGAGCGTTCGTGGCGCTGCCACAGGCGTAGCTGGTAGCGCCGGTAACGTTGGGGTCGATATCGCACCGCGCCGTTACTTGGCCGGCTGCATTGTAAGTCCATGCGCTCTGTGTGACAGGCTTGTTGTTGTTATCGAGCGTCACGCGCGTCAGAGGATGACGGAGCACGGTATCCCAGGTGGTGTTGATCGTGCGCTGCTTGTAACCCTGGCCTACCGCTTCGATGCGCTGCGTTTCCAAACCGACGCTGTTGTAGGTCGTATTCGTCTTGTTGCTGGAAAAATCTACGTACTGGTTGGGGTAGCCGTTAGCGTCATAGGTGATGCTCTGCCAAGTCTGGTAGCACCAGCTGGTATGGCAGGGCATGAACGCATTGGTGAGTTTGATGCCGCCGTAGCCGTCATCCTTTGTGGCATAGGTCGTGGTGGCGCCGAGCGGGGTGACCATGGTGGCCCCGTTGGCGGTCATGCCCGAGAGGGTCGTCTGATTGGCGCCGCCAGCTTGCGACGATGAAATGGCCTGCCCATTGGCGTTGTAACTGGTGTTTTCGTAGCGCACGCCAGACTCGTCCGTCACGCCTGTGATGGCATTCGGGAGATTCGTGCCGCCAGTTAAGGTGGATTCGTTGTAGATGTACTGCTTAGTTTTTCCGTCTGGATACTGGACAGAGGTCAAGAGGCCATTGGTGTAGCTGTAAGTCAGTACGCCGCCGTCGGGCTGCGTGACGGTGTGCACTAAGCCATTGCCGTCGTATCCAAAGGTCAGGGTCCGTCCCAATGGGTCGGTAACCGTCTGCAACTGCGAGCCGCTGTAGGTCAGGGTGGTGGTTTGACCCGACGCATCGGCGATGTACTGCAGCTGCCCTGTCGTCGAATAGCGTTCGAATTGATCGGGACCCGCGATATACACGGTGTAGCCGGTTTGATCCGCAGTGAGCGTATCAGCGATGTTCGGATCTGCCGCCCACCCGCCATTCGCTGTCGGCCGGAAGCGTTCGCTACGGCCATCGGGGCGTTGCAACAGGAGGTACGACGATCCGGTGCCGCTGGGTGACGTGTTTAGCGAAAGCAGGGCGCGGTCGAACGAGTGGCGCCACTGCGGTCCCATCGACGACGCACGCACGCTCGCTTGGCTGTTATAGAAGCGACGGAAGGTGAGCCACGTCGATGCTTCGAAGTCGGTGGCCTGCTCGTACTTGTTGCCGGTTGCAAAGTTGATCGGATCGGCAACTAACGTCTTGGCCGGGCAGATGATGGTGCCGTCACCGCCCTTCAAACCAATGCCGCCGCTGCAGTTACCGGAGTCACCGGTGTTCTTCTCAGGATCGTGATCGTAAGTCGTCAGCCGGATATCGATGACGTTACCAGGGCAAGTGTAGGTCGGGTCATTCGATACGTAGTTGACCTTGGCCTCGTATCCCTGTGCCAGCAGATTGGCATCTTGCTGGTACGCCCAGACCACTTGGCACGACTGAGGTTTTGTAGCCGGGTAGCGTGAGACCAGGAATGCCTTCGTCCCATCGACGGCGTCATTAAATTTGGCGTAGCCAAAAACTACGGGCTTGTTGTTCGTGTCGTAGTCTTGGAAAAAGTGGGGGATGTTGTAGTAGGTCGTGGCGTGGCTTGCGCCCATCCAACCAACCGAAAGCACTATCCCAAATGCCACCATAACCGCACGGCGCACCCTTGCGGTGCACCACGTCCTTGTGCCCATGTCCATCTCCCTATGTTGTGTGTACGGCTCGTGTGGGCGTAGCGCCTATGGGGAGCACGCGTTTCAACTGCTATGCAACCACCCATGTGTTACAGCGTGCCTGGTGTCAGTCGCACGGTTAGCGACGACAGCAAGCGCAATACCCATTCCTGTAGCACGTCACATTTCTCGTCAATCCGACGTGAAATATCGCCTTGGGGCGATCGACGGCTCTTGATTGGTCCGCTTATGTTCCGGGTAAATCTGCTGCTCCTTTGGGGGCATCAGGTAGGGCCGCGCGCCGCGCGCGCTGTCGTCCCCCCTCCTCGCCTACGCACTTCTCTGCTCACTTTCGATGCAGTGGATGCAGCACCTCGGACTGAGGCGTGGTGCTGGCTCACGAATGACGTCTGGGGTCCGGTTGGCGATGCGAACTGATGCGCCTCAGGGCGTGCTGACCTACCTACAGGTCTGCGCGCGTGGCAGGGCACACGATGTGAGTAGCCAGGAGGTTGGGCGCGGGAAAAGGTGATGAAGGTAACTAGGAACCTCAGCCACGCCCTAACCAATTGATGTGAAACGATAATGCGGGTTACCTGAAAAGGTAATTTGAGGGTAATCGAAGTTACCCGTGGTCGTTAAGCGATTGAATCTAAACGACTATGTGTGAGTGAAAAATTACCATCAGTAAAGGTAATCAAATTACTCAGAAATTACCTTTTGGTTACCTTTGCCCGAATCTCGCAACCGCTTGTTGTATCGACAAAAACGGGGATGGTGATCAACATGATTACCAAAATTACCCGTTTCCGACGAAGCCACCTATTGGGGTTATATAAGGTGATGGTGCTCGCTATCGCTTCCCTGCTGCCTACTCGTTTGCCTCCTGCAGCAACGCTGCCAGCTCGACCAACTGCTCACGTATGTGTGTGGCCATCACGGCGGTGAGCGTTTGCACATGGTCGGGAACTACCACGCCGGCGTGCATCCCCGCGGCGAGGCTCGCGCCTAGCGTCTCGATGGCGTCTACCTGTTCGATCGCGCGATCCAGTGCTGTGAGGATGGTGGTGCTGTATTTCACGGTGGTACTCCTTGCCACTAAAAAAATCCCCCGGCGTCTGTATCGGCCGAGGGAGTGGCAGCCATACGCATCTACTGTGTTGGTGTGTGCTGCATGGCGTGGGTTGGCTCAACGGTCGACCAGGTGCTCCGGACGTAGGTGTGTATAGCGTTTGAGCGTTTGCCAGGATTCGTGCAGCGAGAATTGCGCCACTTCTTGGATGGCATAGCCTCGCTCGAAAAGACGTGACGTGGCTTCGTGGCGCAGGTCGTGAAACGTCAGGTTTTCAATATCCAGCACTTTGCATGCGCGCGCGAAAGCGGCGCCGATTGATTTGGGGTTATACGGAAACACCCGGTCTTCGCCGTCTACCTCGGGTTGCCTATCGATGATGTTCCAAGCTTCGGGGAGCATGCGGAATTTCCTCCGGTTGCCCTCTTTCATCGTGGGGTGTTTCACGTCATCCAACCACGCGCAGGGTCGCTCGAAGTTCGAACGGCGAATCTCTGTTATCTCTTCCTGCCGGCGCGTCGTAAGCACGGCATAGTCGTAGATATCCGACATGGGTATCTGCGCGCGCTTGTCGCGCCGCGCGAAGTAGTCGCGAAGTGCGGCGTCCTCGGCGGCCGTCACCCGTCGATCCCGCCACCGGGATTTGCGGATCACTTTCCGTTGCCGCAATTCGTGGCGAGCATCGGCGAGCAGATCGAGGCGAAGCGGGAGACTGAATCCGGCGCGCGCTGAGCGGAGCACCTGGCCTATCCACACGAGGTCGTTGCCTGCGGTGGCCGTACCCGCGCCGTCTTTGCGCCTGGCCATCACGTGGGCGATGTAGTCGGCGGTGGTCAGTTCCGTGGCCACCTTATTGGCGATATTGCAGCCTTCCAGGTGGGTCAGGTCGTAAGCCTTGGTCCGCCCCCATTTAGCGGTAGGGCCAACCGTCTCGCGGTACCATTTAATCAAGCTGGCCAGTGTTGTCTTGGCG